TATGGCCCTAGTAACGCTCTGTCTGGACACCCCATATAGATCCGCTATGGCTTGACCAGACCATCCTCTGTCAAGAAGATTTCCCAGTCGGTCTCGGGTCAGTACATCTCGGGGAGCTTCGGATCGGCGGGGTTTTGGCACCTCCATTTTGTAGTTCAGGCTGGGGTGTATGTGCGGAGCTACTGCGTCTCGAAACCGGGCATACTCCTTACGATTTGTAATGTGGATACTCCGGTTACTGGGAGGGCCATAAGATTTCGCCTTGATCCCCAAGCTACTCAATAACTTGATTTGAGCGACCTCATCCTCCCGGCGAGGGCCTATCGAAAACCGAGCGTACCGATGAGTTCTCGATCCATCATCCATGAACCACACTGCCAAAGACAACCCGTCAAACCACTCCAGAGGTACCTGAGTGAATGTCTTCTACCCACCCCCTTCAGGGTAGAACACCTTCCAGAACGACCACAAGGTGCGGCAACCATGGGTGAACAACTTCTGGCCCTCATGGCGACCCTTGTTCGACGGCACCACAGACGACACAAAGTCACCCCACTCCCGCACCTTCCAATCCAGGTAGGGTTTCTGCTTCAAGGAGTGGTGCTCCTCGAACCTAGCTGTATGAGGACCGGTCCTCTGAATGGAACCGTCCCCCAACATCGAACCCACCAAAATTGACCGCAACCGCAAAGGAAGCTCTTCCGGCAAATCCATGCGATCAGATCGGCTAAGGGTTGGAATGCCATACTTTCTACGGAGGCGGCCGACCCTTACCTGGTAAGTGCCGTACATATCCGCAATAGACGACTCCGAAAGTCTCTCCTCAAGATACAGACGGCGTAACGTCGCCTCTGTCAAATCGTCCAACGTGTAAGGCATCGGAGCAACTATAAACAGCTCACCCGCCAGAGTCAACAGAACAGTAGTAAACAAGAAGAAATGGACAGAGCCCCCGACCCGAAGGTCAGGGGCTCTGTTGGTCACACCCTAGAAAGTGCTCGCTTAGAAGCGAGTTACCACCAGACGGGTGAGGGCACGGGGGTTGAAGGCGCCGATGCCGACGTTCTCGAACATCGAGAAGCCGATCGTGCGGGCCTTGGGGTCGTCCGCCGAGAGGACCGTCAGTTCCGTGCGAACAGGGAAACGGCCGAAGTTCTCGGGTTCCGCGCATAGGTACACGAAACCGGCCGGGACCAGACGCGACGTGATGATCTGGGCACCCCAGAGGGTTGCCTGGAGACCAGTCTTGAGCAGCGTGGCCTGCGACTCGATGTCGAGGATGTCACGACCGAACTTGCGGATGTCCGCGTAGTCGACCGCGTTCATGTAGATACGGGCGACACGAAGGTCGTGACGCTCGATCTCTGCGAAGGCGTCCGCCAGCACCGAGGGGCTGATGGGTGCCACGACGGCGATGTCCGGGTTGGTCTGCCCGGGCAGCGTGTCGAAGCCGCTGATCGCGATGGAGTCCAGAACCGCGAAGACACGCTCGTCCTCGGCCGCCTGGATCTGGCTCTTGCCGAGGTCCTGGCTGCGCTCGATGAGGTCGAACCGCCGCTCCTTGATCTGGGTGAGGGGGATCTCGGGGTTCGAGGCGATCTCGAACAGCGGGAAGATGACGCGACGCGACTTCTGCATCGCGAGGATGTTCTCGCCCTCTTCGCCCACGACGTATGCCGTGACCTCAGGATCCTTGTCGTAGATGGGCAGAGCGCCGTCGGGCAAAGCCTCCACGAGGAAGGTCTTGCGACCGACCGACGTGTAGTCTCGGCGGAGACGGAGCGGCTGGATCATCGACGCAGCGAGCTTGCTTCGACCGGCGGCGGTCTTGACGTACTCACTGATGACTTGCTGCTTCAGCTCGTTGCTGATCTGCTGCTGGTTGACGGGGTACATTGTTCCTCGTTCCTTTCCTTCTCAGCGACGGGCTCAGACCCGAAGGTCGATCACCATGAGAGAGTTGTTGGCGTCCGGAGCGATCTTGACGACACCGATCACGGTGACGAAGTCAGGATCGTTCTGGGCGGCGACGTTGTACTCGTAGGCGTCCTGAATCAGGTTGGTGACGAGGCCGTTCGCCGAAGCGTAGAGCTTGTCGCCCGCCGAGTAGGTGAGGTCATCGCCAGCGCTGCCGACGGTGCCGAGGAGGTTCTCAGTTTCCCAAAGGGTGAGTCCGAGAGCGCCCTGACCTGAGAGGTACGGCCCGCGATTCGAGGCGACACCGGGAGTGTTCTCGAAAGCGTTGCCGAGGGAGTCGTTGATGAAGATCCCGAGGGGAACGATGTTGGCGTTGTAGGTGCCGCCAGGAGCCACGGGGCCTCCGATGACGCCGTTGCCCACGTCGGGCCGCGTGAAGGCGATGCTCGAACCGAGAACGCCCTGCTTGGCGATGTTCGCCAGCGTGCTGCTGACGGTATTTGCTGCGGTGACGACGGGGGGATTCGCCTGAGTGAAGGCGTCCGGCGAGAGAACTCCAATGGAGTTCCGGTTGCCGACGTGGAAGACGTGAACACGCCCACCGAGTTCCCGGAAGTCACCCGAGCCCTGACCGATGCTGAGAGGCATTTTGCTTGTCTCCTTGGTAGTTGCTTGCTGGGGTGGAACCGATCTTCATCTACATTTGGGGGTGGGGACGCGGGGCTACCCGCAGCACATCAGGCTCGACGTATCGAGCCATCAGGAGAAGTGCTGCGAGACGTCCGGGTCCGTCTTCCACAGGCTGGACAGCTTGTCGATCTCGCCGGGGGCACTGCTGCCGCCGGCTCCACCGCCGAGCTGCGAGACGCCGCCCGAGGGAATGGTTCCCACGGTACGGGTGGAGGGGTTGGCCGAGGCCGTCCGCTGCTGAGGAGCGGGAGCCGGGGCGGGGGCAGCGGGAGCCGCCTGAGGTGCCATCTGAGGCTGCTGAACCGGGATTCCGGTCTGGAGGGCCTGAGCCGTCATGGCTGCCTGCACCTCGGGGTTGCTGGCGAAGATGGCGTCGAGCTGGGGGTCGCTCTCCATGGGCTCGTCCACGAGCATCTCGGGAGCGGTCATCTCGATGTCGGTCTCCGGCATCCCCATCGGGGCCATGCCCTGCTGGACCATCTGCTGCTGCATGGCTTGCTGCTGGGCGGGGTCGCCACCGAGTAGGGCCGAGAGCATCTGCTCCTCGTCAAGGGCCACCTGCTGAACGGGGTCCTCAGTACGCTTGGTGTGATGGACACCCGGGAGAGCCGACTGCTGTTGCTGCTGGGCCATCTGCTGCTGGTCCTGAGCCATCGGAACACCACAGGACTGGAGTTGCTGGGCGATCTGCTGCACCTGGGCATAGTCACCAGCCTGAAGGGCTGCCTGGAGCTGCTGCTCCAAACCGGCCTTCTTCTCCTCGGCCGCCTTCTTCTTGGCAGCTTCCTGCTCCTGCTCGGACTGCTGCTCCTGCTGGCTCTGCTGCTCCTGCTGGGCCGCCTGCTTGTCCTGAGTCTCTTCCTCTTCGTCCTCGGACTGCTGCTGAGCCGCCTGCTTGTCCTGAGTCTTTTCCTCTTCGTCGTCTTCGTCTTCATCCTCGGCCGCAACGCGAGCCAAGGTAGCGATGACGTCTTCGTCAGAAAGCTTCATCAGGGCGACCGCCTGGTCCTCGATCTCAGACTCGCTGGCGTTCTTGAGCATGAGGCGGGCCGTCTTGATGCAGACGTTGGCCTTCTTGGTCAGGATCGCCTCATCCGAAGCTGTGCGGTTGTCGCTCATGCCGGGAGCCTCTTCCTCGCTGTCGGGCGGGAAAGAATCGTCTCGGAACTGCGGCATCCCGATCTCGTTACGAGCGGTGTCGCCCGAGGCATCGTCCTCCGCCTTCCAGTTCTTGTTGGACGGGTGAACGTCCTCCGCGAACTCGCTGGGGGTGCCGGTGCCAATCAGGTAGTCGTCCGCAGCGGGTTGCTGGGAGAGGTGATCCTGGTTCATCGCCCGAGGATCATCGGCCTGACGGGTGTTCTTCCAAGTGGTGCGCTCACGGCTCATGGTACGGACCTTTCTGACTGGGGCAGGGCTATAAACAGAAACGCGACGACCTAGAGGGGTG